GTAATAGTAAAGGGTCCAGTAATTAATGGTGGTGTTGTTGAAGGGGTTGATTCACTATTTGCGGGATAATCTCTAAAAAATAAAGTTATTTTTGCATTACCTTCTAAGCTTTTAAAGTCCGGAATAAATCTTTTAACACGCATAATTAACTGACCATCTCCACCTAAACCTTGTTCTGATATGTCATAGTCTCCAGATTTAATATAAGCAGCAATAGCTGTTGCATTGCCACTTGCATCTACTTCATTAACACCCGTTTCTTGTGCCCAGTATTTAGATGAACCATAAGTATTAGTTACACCATTAATGGTAGGAAACGTTGGTGTACCATTTGTGATATATTGTGTTGCGTAAGGTAAATCAAAAGTAACTGCATCATTATAAGTTGTTCTAGCTAAAGATCCAACTGACCAAGTATTTTCAACAAAGTTATAAACTACATTTCTATCCAACTGAGTCACACCTGCTCTTGCGTAATTCCAACCAACTTCATTGTATAAACTATTGTGATATGCGTAAGTTATTTGACTTGCATCATAGTTAATTCCTAAATTATCTCCATCACTTGTAAATACAAAGTCTTCAACGAGTGATGGTAATTGTTTAACAGTACCATCAAATGCAAAGAAACCTCCTCCAAAGCCCATCCAAAATACAGCACCCTGTGCAAATACCATTGCATGTTGACCAATACATCCGCAGTTAGTTCCAACTTGTCTTATTGAGAATGTAAATGGAGGGCCAACAAACTGAATGGTATATGCTGCTTGATCTGTAAGAACGAAGATATAATCTTTACCCTGTATTGCTCCTATAATCTCGTTTCCAGTATCTAGTCTAAATGTACCTGCAGTGTTTGTAACCGTTGGATTCCAAGTATTAATATCTTCTTGATTTGAAAATCTTATAAACATTGGATCTTGAGTTGATGGATCTCCAATAGTTGTTTCTGTTCCCATTAAGAATAAATGTCTATCTCTATCTGATACAACAGAACAAATTGATGCTGTAGGAGCATTTGCAACAACTGTAGCTCTTACACTTAATCTTCCTGCAGCAGATGGATCCCAAGTATAAGTTGATCCATTCTTAACTGTAGCAACTAGAATTTGTCCATAGTTATCTAGTGACCAGGAACCTGGTGCAAGTGTAACACCTGCAGTATTTGATTCTTCTCCCCAATCAACCCAACTTGTTGCATTAGTTACTACCGCATTATCTAAATGAGATGCAGCTGTTGATCCGTTTGCTCCTCTAACACAACCTGTAAAAGTAGTTGGAGTTACTCCAGTGTAAGTAATTAATTCTGAATCAATATCTATTCTTCCCGTAGCTGGAAATCCTGTTGTTGAATCTACTGTAATAGTTGTAGCAGAGTTATTAAGTGCTCCATTTAATTGTGTTGTAACGGAAGTTGGAATTGTTCCGCCCCAATATCCTGTACCGTAACCAAATGCAGGAGTTTGAAACGTAGGCCCTATTTCAATATAAGGAGTTGTTGTTAAAGATCCACCTGCAGTAACACCAGTGCCTGTCTCATTAGACGGCATTGTAACTGTAAAAGTTGAAGAAGTTGGAACTGTTTTAACTTCAAAAGTATTGGTTGTAAAATCTGCTGATGTATAACTTGTTGTAGGTGCTCCTGGAGTTGTGACACTTGTAAAGATAATATAATCACCAACCTCTAAACCGTGTGATGTTTTATTAATTGTAACTGTTGCTGAACCCGTTGTAGATGTATAAGTGCAAGATGTTAAAGCTGTTCCAAGTGGTGTAATATCAAAAAAATCTTGTTCGTAATAAATAGCTAATATTTTAGAAGTACCTATAGCTGCGTATTTTTTACCATCTAATGCTGTCCACGTATGCTGGTCACGCGCTGGACCTGCCAAAGTGCTAGCAACGAGTTGCTGAAATCCACCTATCTTTTGTGGTTCTCCATAACGAAATCTAATATTATCACCATCAATCCATTGCCCTTCGGCTCCGGTTGCAGTTTGTTGTTTATTAAATCCAGGCTTAAATTGTATCTTCTGTAAAGGCATAAGCCTTCCTTTATATAGATTATATTAGTAAATGCACTACTTTTTTGGCAATATTATATTCCATTCTATGCTTTTAATCAATTCTTCTAATTTTACTTCTTTTAAATTGAATTCTTTCATATGTTTAATCAATTCTTGAGTATCTACTAATATCCAATTTGTATCATCTTCAAATAATACTTTATCTGCCTGACTTTTAGAATTTATAAGCTTACCTTTTTTATCATTAAAATCATTTAAAAATCTTATATCAAATTTTAGATATTCATTAGAAATACGATCTATAATACCTGAAACTTGCCATTGGGAATTATCTAAATCCCATTTAATGTTTGAAAGATATTGTTTAACAAATTCTATATTCATGAAATGAATATAATTTATTTAACTAAATAATTTTTTTATAAAACCTTTAAAACTTTTTTCTTCGTAATATTTAATACATTCTGCTATCGTTTGCTGCCTTATATACTCGTCTCTAATTTCTTGTGACGAGGGCCTTGGTAATTCACTATCCCATCTATCTATAATAAATTCACCAGCGGAAGTTAAATCGTAGCTAGCATCAGGGGCCAAAGACTTCATTACAGTATTAATGCCCCAAGCAAAGCCATTTTCATTCGTATAAGCTTTAATCGTTTCTTCTATAGATAATTTTTTCATTTAAACTGTTTTCCAGTTACCCAAGTTACTAAAGAATTTCTTGTCCCTTTAGTTACAGGCGTAACTTCATGTAATACATAAGAAGGAAATATTATTAAAGTTCCTTGTGTTTTATCCATTAAAATTTCTTCACCATTATATAATTTAAGTTCTCCACCTTCGTATTCTTCAGGATCTGTAAGTTGAATAGATATAGATAATTTTCTAACTGTTGTATTAATTCCTCTGTCAACGTGTTTTCCATACTTACCAGATGGTGCTTCATAATTAGTAAATTGAAATCCTTCATTTAATCCGAATAGATCAAATTTAAAAAATCTTTCATTAAGGTTTAAAGTCATGTCAGTTACTCTACGAAATACCCAATCCATATCATCAACTGGATATAGCCATGATATTTTAGAATTTCTAACATCTTTACTTTTATCATCATTAAATGTTTTTCCTTTAATTAAACCTTTATTTTTTGCAATATTGATTATTGTTTGACATTCTTCTTTTGAAAATGCGTTATTCCAAAATGCGTAAAGATTAACTTGATCTACTTCAAAATTCCAAGATGAATTTTCAAATGTAGGTTCTTTCACTTTCTTCTTCATAAAAGAAATATATCTTATTTATGAATTATTGTCTAGTTTTAAGTTCCCAATTTATAATATTCTCATTCCAAGAATAATATTGATTGTTATCTTTCTGTTCTTTTGTAGATTCTGGTACAATTACTGGTGGTTCCCATCTACATGTAGATTCGTTTAATAACCAACTGTTGTAAGGTTTTTGAGGTATAAAAGCATCTCTTTGTGAATCGTATTGGTAACCTATTGCTGCGTGATTTTTTCTAAAAGGTGTACCTCCTAAAGAATGAACCCCTGCATTAGTATTATATGAACTTTGTTTCCAATTAGCATTTGGCTCGTTGTAAAGTGTTTTTAAAAAATTTATTCCTAATTGTTCTTGTTCTATACCATTTGAATCTTTAATTACTTCATTAACAACAGCAACTAGTTGTATTACTATATTGTTATTATCTAATTTTGCAAAACTAGCCATTATGTTGTGTAACTCCCTGAACCGTTAAATTGTAATATTTTATTTCCACCTGATGTAGATTCTACAGGAGAACCTGTAACTATTCCTGAAAAGCTAGCAGAAGGCATACTTAATATAACAACTCCTGCTCCACCGCCATTTCCTCCAGGATTTCCACCTCTGCTACCACCAGCTCCGCCACCAGTATTAACTGTTCCATTTGTGCCATAACCAGTTCCGCTACCATTACCTCCACCACCAGTTCCTCCAGTTCCTCCAGTTGCTGAAGTAGGAGGATAACCTGCTCCACCACCGCCTCCACCTGCGTAAGTAACTGATGAACCTGTTATAGAAGAAGCTGTTCCATTTCCTCCAGGACCACCTTGAGATCCTCCATCACCAGCTGTTCCAACTGCACCAGCACCTCCACCTCCACCTGAGGTAGTAGCGGGACCAGCACCTGTACCATTTCCACCATTATTTCCTTGACTTGGAGATGTGCTTGGGGTGTTACCAGAACCTCCTGTTCCAGGAGCATTACCTCCACCTCCACCCCCTGAACCACCTGAAGCACCAGGAGATGTTGGTCCACTTCCAGAACCACCATAACCTCCACCTGCAGAAGTTATTGTTGTTAATCCTGTACCTGATATTTGAGCATTTGCACCATTATTATTATAACTACTACCAGGACCAACCGTTACTGTAATTACTGTTCCAGCTGATACTTTTTGAGTTGATGTTCTAAATCCTCCTGCTCCTCCTGCTCCTGAAGAATAAGCTGGAGTTAGATTAGCATCACCACTTCCTCCTCCACTTGCTACTACTAAAAAATCAATATTGTAAGGACCTTTACCACTCGTCAACCCAAATCCTTTTGCGGAACCTGCACCTCTTGTAGATAATAAAGGCATTCTTTCTACTCCTTATTTAAATTGTGTTAATGCTGCTAATACTGTGTATGTTGATGCTGCTGTTTTAAGAGCTGTATAAGTGTAGACATCATTAGATGAAGCGTTTCCAGCTGTTGGAGCACTTCCACCTTGATAAACTACTGTAACGTTTGTAGTTGTGCCATCAACTTGTACTACGTTATTATAAAATGTTGTGTTGCCTTGTTTTGTAATTAATGCAACTGTTGCAGATTCACCGGTATTTAAAGCTGCGTTTAATGCAGTTGAAGCATTTCCTCTTAAATTCACTG